ACTGATTTGAAAATGTTCACTAGAACATAATCATCGTGCCAATATTCAATAAGTTGAGGATTTAAGACTTTACCGTAATATTCTGGTGAATCCATAATCTCTCTAATTTTGTTTTTTGATTCAACAAAATCATCAGGAAGGTATGATTCTAGGGTAACAACTTTTGTTTTGTCTTGAAGTCCATATTGACTTCTAATTTCTAAAATTCTATCTTTGAAGTTTGGTGTTGTATAGATTACCATGTCATTTTGAATCTTTGCTAATTTGCTAAAGAAATCAAAATAAGTATCAACGCTACGATGTTGATAATGAGGTAAAACTCTACCATGTTTAGTGGTAGGTAAATTACCTCTACCAATATCAAAAAATGCTGTTACAATTGTAATATCATTCTGCATACTTTGCCTCAATTTTTGTTTTCCATTCGGGTACTCTATTGTATTGGTGAACTAGAACATATTTTTCACCTTTACTATTATATACATATTCACCGTCAAATTGTGGTTCGGGACTCAAAAGATTTGGTCTGAATTGAGAAATCTTCACGGGATCAACTGTTGTTCCACATTGACATGCCCAATTGGTATCATGGTCATTGAACTTTGTAATCGACTTATATGGTTCAAGTGCTAATGTAAGATTTACCCCCGCCTGATCCGGTGTTGGATTATTTAAGTTTTGTATTTTAAGAAACACATCAAGTGAATAATCGACAAATGTTGAATATTCTCCTGCCATCGAACCTGCATTATATATTGGTCTTTCTTTCATAAATTCATGAATTACTGGACCATAACAATTCATCATATTGTCGTTACCCCAAGGTTCATCTTTGTACTTTAAACCTTCACAACCATAATTTAATTTCTTGTCTCCGAGATTCTTCTCCAACCATTCTGTCGGATCAGATTGAAATATCACATCAACATCAGTCGATATTACATATCGAATATCCTTGAGTCCTTTTAAGAAGTACCAATAAAAATAATGTCGTGTTGCTGGTACTTGAAATGTAAAATTATCAGCAAAGATATATCCGTTGTCTTGTTCATTCCTTCTCGTTGAGGTTAGGAAAATTTCAAATCCTTCATCTTTTAGTTTACTGATTGTATCATCGAGAACATTATGAACAATCATTGCTTTACGACCCGAATATCCAGAACGACGCAATGAATTTACCCATGGTTTAATTTTGTCAAATGTATATTCTGAAATTGCACTAATCACTAAATCTCGCATAATTCTTTTCCTAATTTTTTAAAATTTTCTGACCAATCACCAAATTCATAATTTAAATCTAGTGCTTCCATAATTTTATTATTATTCATTATAAATTGTCTGTCTACTGGACCTGATGATTTAAATTTACCACCATACTTATATCCTTTAATTAAATTCTTTGCTACTTGACCAATTTCAAGTCCATAATTTGAACTCAGATTAAAAACACCAATTAGTTTTTTATTGCAAACTTGCTCTATTAGATATGCAGCATCTTTTACGTGGATAAAATCTCTTTTTGTTTTTTCTGATATTGTGTAGACAATTTTACCTTCATTCACTAGTTGTGTCATACAATACCCAACAAAAGAATTTCTACCATACTCAAAACCAAATATATTAGAACCTCTTAAAATGGTTACTTTATTTTCAAAATTAGAAAGTAATTTGAATTCACTGTTGAGTTTATTTTCACTATAATAATCAAATGGATTTAATTCTGAATTCTCATCGTATATTTTAAGTTCATTGTTGTTACCATAAACTTTACTTGTAGATAACATTACGTAATGACAATCATTCTCACTTGCCTTTTTTCCTATTTCAAAATCAACATCTACAGTCTCATTATATGGAACTATTTTAAACTCTGGATGTAAGGCACAATTTATTATAACATCGTAATTTGAAAAATCTACATGTTTAGATTCATCATAAGTTATCTTATCGCAATTTATGTTTTTTCCTACAAAACTATTTTTTCCTATTAAGAGGACTTTCTCCAAGGGAATTCTCCATTATATTTTTGTCGCATAATTTCATTACCTTTGTCAAAGAAATCCTTATTAACAGAACCCTGATTTCCGTCTACCCTGTAATTACAAGTATATAGTCCAGTGCAATCAAATCTAGGAAAGTGTTGTGCGATTACTGATAAGAACACTCTGTCTTGACCCCAACCACCATGCCATACTGATGCTAATTTTATCATAATATCTCTAGGAATACAATAACTATTTGTGTCTATGTGATTTACACTAGTCCATGCTTGCCATTTACCTAGACTTTCACAGTCATCGTTACATAGGTAATTATCTTCTTTGTCGTATATTTTTCTTAAAGAATGAGTCCATTGTAGATTGTTTTTCTTTATCGTGTCAATGCAATCCTCAACATGATTATCATCAAACCAACAATCTTGGTCTAGAAAAAAGATATAATCCTCATTAACGAGATGTGAAAATGCAGCATATACTCTGTGACCATAAAATCCATTCGCACCAACATTCACAGGCAAATAACAAACCTTTAAATTTTTATTTCCTAGATATTCACTAACAACTACCCTAACATTACCTTCAAATTTGTCACCATCACCTACCACGTAACATGTAGTTGGGTATGTTTGAGACAATACACTTTCGATTGCCTTTCTTACTTCACTCACTCCCGTAGTGGGTATAATAACAACAGCAGACATAATGTATCCTCTATTAATATTAGTGTTCGAATAATAAAACTATTGGGTTTTCTTTTAATGAATTTTCATCTATATTAGATGAACTTCCGTTTCTTAGTGGTCCTAAATTGTATGGAGATTTAATTACTTTATCAAACTGTAGTGTAAATGAAAATTGATATCCACCACTCTTATCTTGGACTCTTACACGAATTTTTGTGTTTGCAGAATTCGTATTTGAAAATATAGGTATTTTTGGTAAATTATTATCTCTTGCTTTTTTTTGTAAATTTAGAGGATCATTATCTGAATCAAATATAAAAAATCCTTTATTGCCAACATTTAAATATGGAGAATTTTTCTTTTGATAATATTCGGATATTATTGAATTTGGAACATCTACGTAAACATTTCCAAATTTTTTTAAATCATATTGATATGCTTTTCTATAATCAGGAAATCCAAAATAATATTTTTTCTTTCCTTCATATCTGAGAGAAGGACTTTTCCAATTCTTATTCAAATATTCTATAATCTTAACGTCTTCACCTACACTCTTTAAAAATTCTTTTTCAGGATTATTATCTGTAGGACCAAAATGCCACTCATCATCATAATATTGTAATACTAAACTTCCGGCAGCAGTAGGTTGATTTTTTAATTCTACACCAGCAGATTCATTACCTATTTTGACCATTAAATCTGGTCTATCGTATGAGGCGCCGGCAATACTTCCAGTAGAAATATTATATTCACTTAAAATATTATAAACATTTTTTTCGTATTCAAAACCTTTTTGTGCCATTCGTTTACCTATTAGAAAAAGTCAACAAGAGTTCCTCTATTGAAATATTCATCAAAACTTGGCAAATTACCAAAACACATAATTGGTTCGATATACATTTTTGTCATAAACTCGTCCAGTTCTTCACCGATATCTTTTGGTCTTTGAACGATACGCATACCAATTTGTCCAACAAATTTGTCTTTAAACTTTTCAATCAAGTCATCTGATGCCCGATATCTTTTGTTTTTTATCTTTGGGTCCATAATATTTATCATCATACATCCATTCGATGATAATTTACTCATAGTCTTTTCTGCTACTGGAAGATAAAAATTATCTCTCCACCTCTCATATGTATCATACCTTGACCAAGATTGGTCTTCTTCTTTACCGGAACCTGTTGCGTATTTCTCTGTGGCAAAATATGGAGGAGATGTAAATGCACAATCAATCTTGGGAATAAAATTCCAGTTCATATCCTCTGCTGGTTTTCTCTGTATGATAACTGTCTTTCTTGAAGATTCAAATTTGAACAAATCTGTCTTTTCTGTAATAATAAATTTCTCACTACCTTCTAGTAATTTACTATATTCAATACATTGCTTCTTATATCGTTCAAATGTTTCTGGATTTGGATCACACCCATAATATTCTTTTGCATTAGAAGTTGCAAAGAAAGCAGCAAGTCTATCTCCCCACCCACAAGATGTGTCTAAGATAGTGTCAGCATTTGTTAATAAGTACAGACATTTTGCAACATGAGGTTTGAATTGAGTTGCAACATATGCACCTAGACGAAATGCTGCATTGTAACTAGCAACACTTAATTCATCGTTATTCATGCGCCATAAAGGGGCTAGAAGGGCTTCTAGTGCAATGCCTTTTGTCCATCTATCATACGGCGATTCAAATGACCAACCACCACAACGATATCTCAAATCACGATGAAAATAGTTTGCACAATCATTGTATGAATGTCCGTTTTGAATTACACCCATACCATATTTTTCATATGAGTAAGTATAATCGTCAAACTTCTCAATTACTTTATTCTTAACTTCGTCGTGAGTGAGAAAATAACTTCTCAAATCAGTTTTAAGTAGTGATAGAAAATTATCCTGCATTTCACGATAAGTTGTCACTTGAAATGGAAATGCAGGATTATTATCGATAATGTATTGTGCTAATTCTTTGCGAATTTGCTCTTTGGGGTATTGTTGATTAAGTTCTTTCCAATCTTGTTTGTTTATGATTGGAGCGCCACCTTCATTTGCATATTTTGCAAAATCAATCATACTTTAAATCCACTAAAGTTCTTTTTAAATTTACTTTGAATCTCACGATTACCAAATGTATTTAGCGGTTTGTCTTCTTGATTTGAGTCAACGATACCATCTTGTGCTGATTGTTCAACATCATAAAGTTTCATCTTTGACCTGTCAACGCCGATAACAAATCTCTTGTTTGATGTTGGATCAGAATAACGATTTTTCAATTGCTTGACCATCAGTTGTCCGAGTTCTTCAAGTTCATCTGATGTAATCAATGCAAACATTAAATCTGCCGTTGCTGGGAGTCCGAACGATTCTGATGTGTCTTCAAGTCCAGGATCGCTGTTTGTAAATCCTGACCGCGTAGTCTGGGTTGCAGAAACGATAGGTACATTAAATTCAACTGCAAGTCCTCTAAGTTCCTCTGCAATTGCTTTAACATAGGTATATGAATTAACATTTGCGCCAGCCTTAATGCGAGAAGAACAACATATATTGAGATAATCAATAAAGATAATGTCAGGAACGAAATTACGTTTAAGATTGAGTTCATTCAACAAAGTCCTAAAATGAGTAGCAGATGCGGTTGCGGTTGGATATTCTTTGATGATTAACTTACCAGTTGTCATCTTACGAACACGATTGACTTTCTTATCATAGATGTCTTTTGGTAGTTCCATCAGTTCATCAACAGTCACATTAAGCAGATTTGCATCGATACGTTCTGCAATCTTCTCTTCTGCCATTTCAAGAGTGATATACAAAACGTTCTTTCCTTGCGTCATACATCCTGCTGCAACATGACACATGAACAATGACTTACCGACACCGGTACCCGCAAGTGCGACATTCAAAGTCTTTGATGGTAGACCACCTTTAGTAATCTTATTGAAATATTCTAGGTCAAATGGAATTCTTGCTTCTTTACGATGATAGAATTCATATCGTTCATCAGAGTTTTCAAGATAGTCATGCCCAACAGAATTATCAAAACTTACTGCTAACGCATCAGAAAGAATCTTGGGTATCGCACCTTTGTCGTTGGTTTTATCTTTCCCATCAAGAATAGTGATTGAATTAAGGACGGCGAGATAGATGGCCTTTTCTTGACAAAATGTTTCGGTCTTGTCGATGAGCCAAGGAGAATCTGATTGCCCACGTTCACGTAAAACTTCGATATAGTCTTGACATGTCTGCACTTCATCATCTGTGAGATTTTTCTTTTCTCTGACGGCAAGTGACAACGCCTCAATTGGTGGCGCATTATTGTAATCAGTTGTAAACGACTGGATCTCATCAAATAGTGTCTTTTCAGTTCTATCAGTAAAATATTCAGATTTTAGAAAAGGAAGAACCTTTCGCAAATAATCTTCATTGTGGATCAGGTTCCTCAAAATAATCTGTTCTATCTTCATTAGCACTTCCTTCTTTGCTCAATTGTCTTGTTAGCAATTCTGTCAACAAGTCACCAATAGCATTTTTGAAATCTGTATTTTCATCAATGCCTTCATATGGTGATTCTATCACATCATAATTAAATTGTAAATATGCTTTGTCATCTTCTTCCACTACTCCTACCTTACCGTACTTGAAAACAACACCATCATACTTACCTGAAAGTAATTTTATATGTACAGTTTCTTTGTCCGTTTCAGAAAAAATGTAACAGTAATCTACGCCTTCAATCATCCTTCTATCTCCTCAAATACGTTATGAATTTCATCATCAGAAATAATTTCACCAGATGCTATCAGATATTTCTTTTCTATAAAATCTCTAAAAGTTTTTTGTTGTAGGATTGGCAACCAAAAGTCCTTTGTGTCGGTATCTTTAATTCGATACTTTTTATCTTCAATGACACCATCATCATCAACTTTAGAATACCACCCATTGCTTGGTTTTACAACGTGACCAGATTCAATTGCTAGTTCAAGCAGACCAGACCATTTGCTAATACCACCCTCAAACGATACAGTAACAGGAATCTTTGACTTCTCTTTTACATAACGAGACTTCTCAACATTGATGATGAAGTTATATCCAACAACATCAGTACCTTCTTTTTCTTGTTGACGCCCAATAATGTAAATGTTATCTGCTGAATAGTAACTACCAGTACCTCCACCTACAATATCTTTCGGGAACATACCAATTTCTTTGTATGTGTGATTGACAACAATCATTGGAATATCTTTTAGTGTCAGATGTGGTGTCACCATTCTAAACAAAGACTTGAGTTGTTTTGCTCTTGACATATCAGCAACAGATTTACCTTCAAGTGCATCGTCAACTTCTTTCTTTGATGCTAGATTACCAATTGAGTCAATAACAATAATAACTTTTTCACCACGACTGATTTCTTTCATCTGACTCATGATGTCAAACTTTAGTTGTTCAATATCGGTAATAGGAGTATGAAGAACTCTATCGGTATCAATACCAAATGATTGAAAATATTTTTGTGGTGTACCAAATTCTGAATCATAAAACAGAAGTGCTGCATCTTCGTATTTGTCTAGATATGATTTCGCCATTAGCAATGAAAACGATGTCTTAAAGTGCTTTGATGGACCAGCCCACATCGTAAGACCGGGAGTAAGTCCACCTTCGATACGACCAGACAATGCAACGTTGATGATAGGAATTGATGTGGGAATCATATCCTTGTTGCCGAATAGTTTTGATTGTGACAATATTTCAGTTTCTTTAATGCTGCTGTTCTTTTTCAATTTTTCAAGAATGCTCATTTTATTTCCTTATGAGAAAAAATCTTCAAGTGATGATTGCTTTTCGAGTGTCCAGTCGATACAATCGGAAATTACTTTAACTGGTTCAATGAATGCTTTTTCAAATTGCATATCGTAATCAATGTACTTTTGCAAATCAAATTCTTTTGGTAGTCTTACTGGAAATGAAATCACAGTTTCTTTAAAAGGATTGGGCATCTTCAAATACGAAAATTTAATCTTTTCGCCTTCATTGATTAGAGGATATTTTTTGCTTAGTCCTTTTTGTTTGATTGCATTGTTATATATCAACGCACCCTTAACATGAATTGGTGTGCCTTTGGTATATAATGTCACAGAATCAGTATACTTACCAATACCACGAATGCCTCTTGGGAAAGAAATTTCTTCAGGTGGCAAATTCTTAAATTCTTTACGCAGGTCTACCATAAACTCATGAAGTTGGTCTTGAGTTCCTTTAAGCATAATGTCTACTGCTTTACCCATATTCTCACGGATAAATTGTGGAGTTGAAGACTTGACCATTTCAAGACCAGAAACTTTCATTCTTGGTTCTGAATATTGAATACCTTCATTATTATAGACGTTAAGAATATAACGTTTCTTTGCAGTCCAGATACCTTTATCTGCAAGTGCTTCTCGCTTCATCTGCATCTTTTGTTCGTATGCGTTAGTATAATCAGCAAGCGCCTGATAACTCTCATCAATAAACGGTTGAATTTTATCTTCACATACCTTGTCCATGAAGGAGATGACTTTCGCAGGATTGAGTTCCGAGTTATACACTTTGCCCACCAACCCACCAAGACGGAGATAAATTGAGTCTGTATCAGAAGCAATGACAAAATCTTCATTTTGTGTCCCCAGTAATTTATTCATATATTGATTGAGTTTGTTTTCAATCCAACGAATAGACAACTGACCAGCGAGGGTAATTGCTGATGCTTGGCGAATATCAAAGAATCTAAAAAATTCATTGCCTAGAGCACCGTATGCGGAATTCAAACAAACTTTCTTTGCCAATTGCAGATTGTTGTATCGTGCAATTCTCTTTTCAATTTCAAACCTCTTCTTTTTGTCAGTTTCTTTTTCAAGTTCCTGCTTCGCTACGAGTGCTTTTTTCTTATAGATTTTTCGGTCTTCATACATCTGTTCCATCATCTTTGGAAGAAAACCACGAAAGTCTGTTCTGAAAAATTCACCATTGGGAGTGATAGTCATCTTTAGATTTTTAAGAATCTTCGTATCTACTTTCATACCCAAAAGATTATTGACTGAAGTTGAGACTGATATCTCTGTCATTTCATCAGTATAATCTTCTTTTTCAACCAGGGTTTCTGGTGAAATGTTATACTGCATAATCAAGTGAGGATAAAGACTATTCAAGTCAAATGATGCCACCCAATCGTGTTTGCCTACGATAGGTTCTTTAACATAGGCACCTTCAAATGCTTCACCTTTTTCTTTTCTCTCGGTAGGTGGAATAATAATACCATCATTCTTCAGATAATTGAAAATGAGTGTGTCCCACATACGGACTTGTGTAAAGACATCATCGTAATTTGTCTTACTGTCATATGCGAGGGTCAACGCAAGTTCAATCAACTTCAACTTATCTTCTAGTTCTTCGACAAGTTCAACGTCTTTGATATTATACTCAATAAACTTTTGATAATTTTGTTTGTATAGTTGATGCAGAGAATCATATTCGTCATATGAAATCTTGTTTTTTCCAAGTTCAACACTAGCAATATTATCAAGTTTGTATGATTCTTGTGATGTACCACCAGGAGCATACTTACGATACAATTCAATATAGTCAAGCATGGCAACACCCATCATCTCATAGACGATGTGTTCTTTTGCCATTAGAATTGCTTTACGTTCAGAGATAAAATTCCAAGGAGACAAACTCTTCGCCTCTTGTTCGGAAAGAACTCTCTTGAAACGATTGATTAGATACGGGAAGTCAAAGAACTTGATATTCCATCCCGTAATGATATCGGGGCAACGTGTTGTCCAAATCTCTAGAAACCTCTTACAGAGGGTCCATTCATCTTTACACTTGATGTATGTGATTGCACCACTATCGGTCTTAAAGTCTCCGCACCCAAAAACAAAGGTCATACCACCCATGAATTTTAGGGTGATTGCAGTAATCGCCTCAGATGCTTCATACGGGTTAGGGAAACCATTTTCTGAACCAACTTCAATATCAATCGTTGCAATTGAAATTTGAGATTGGTCCCACTCAATGACATTAGGAAATTGGTCAGCAATAAACGCATATTCATAACGAGTATTACCATAGACCTTTTTATTTGTCACATCTTGATTTTGTTTTACATAGTCTCTTGCTTCACGGATAGAATCAAACTTGAATTCATGAAGATATTCACCACCAAGACCAGTAAACTTTGTGACTTTGTTTACTGGTTCATACAGTTTAGGTTTATATTCAATTTTCTTGTTTACTTTTTTTCCATTAATGATACCACGAAAAAGAATATTGTTTCCTACACATTGTACATTGGTGTAAAAGTTCATCCGAGAATAAGATCCTTCTTAGGCAGCACGATACCTGAACCAAAAATACTATTATAGTTGCTAATGAAATCTACTGCTGGCACATATTCATAGACAACATTCATCTTTGCGATAGTCATCTTATTTTCTGTCTTCTGTTCTGCATGAATAGGAAATGGAGCAAACCCAACGTTTGGCCGACCATCTTGTCCACGCATAACTGCGATACCTACAGGATTAACAATGTGATAGTCAAATTCGGATTCACTCTCAACTTCAGCAATAACTTCTTCTCCGGTGATTAGTTTAAATGCTTTGATATTCATAATTACCTCATAATTAAAAGAGTGGAGCGGGTAGTGGGAATTGAACCCATCCTCTCTGGCTTGGAAGGCCAGGGCACAACCACTATACCATACCCGCGGTTGATGGACTAACTAAATA